TAAAACTTATCATATTCTTTGCGAATTGAAGATCTTCCCTGATCTTGAGAACCCAAAGAGTTTGATCCAAGTTCTCCCATCTTTTCAACTGCATCAGTAATCTTTTCACTCAAAGTTCCCTTGAATGAATCCATTTCATCCACAGCAGCATAAGGAACATCGCCGGGAGGAAGTGCTGAAACAATTGACTCATCAAAGTTCCAAATGAAGATTGCCTTCAGACAAGGATGTTCAAACTTTTGCAGTGCTTCAATCTTTTTAGCATTGCTTCGCTGTTTGATTACAATATTCAGAATCTCAAAAACAAAAGGATTTGCAGGAAGATCAGGAATTGGTGCTTCTGCAACTTTTGGTTTGGGTGCAGTTTTTTTGACTGGAGTTTTTGCTTTCGTTGTCGTTGTCATATGATTAACAGAATGTTGAATTATGTTGAAGTTATTTATTGATTATGATTCGTCCTCTTCTTCCATCTCAAAGTCGTCTTCAAAGTATCCTTGTTCAAATCTTACGGATACAATTTCTTGATCAATTAACTCACCATCCTTATCATAAAACTCTGGATGATAGGCAATTTGTTTTGGTCCTTCTTGATGAGTCATCATATATTCACGACCTACCCAACCAATAACCATTCCCATTATCAGAAACAAGATCGTTAGAAAAGAACCAAAGACTAAACTGATTGCTAACATTTGTTTTCTCCGGGAAAATTACTTTTTCTTCCTTGATTTTAAGGAAAATTCAAAATAGATAGTGACTTCCCGATTCAGAAAGCAAACTATCTTCTCAAAGATAATGTGAAACGGTTGAGTCTGCTTTCTTTTACCTCCAGTTAATATCAATTCAACACCACGATTGAAATGATCTTCATCTTTATTTAGGTTAGGACTTGATGATTTGCTTCTCTTTGAGGAATTTGATTGTCTCAACTGACCCTCCTAATTTTTGATCATCACAGACGACTTGTGGAAATGTAGATCCTTCACCAAACTCGGCATAAAACTCTTCTTTGGTAAAGTGCTCGTTGAGATTATAAACCACAAAGTTGCTATCTGTCAACTCTAATACCTTTTTAACCTTGAAGCAGTATTCGCAGTTTTCTTTACTATACACTGTGAAGTTCATATGTCATTAAGATTTATTAATAATTTATAAAAGAAAAAAGAGGAGATTTCTCTCCCCTTATTATACCACCAACCCCACCTCTTCACACCACTGAAGAGGGTCTTTCATTCTCAAAGATGCAAAGAACTTGAAAGACTTGAATATTATAAAGCAAAAGAAAAACTCTGTCAAGGGGTTGACAAAGTTGATTTTTGTGCCTAGAGTAGGTTTGTTGCTTTTGAAGGATAGGTTATAGTTTTAATTATTATAAGAGATATCCACCCCAATAAATCCAGTGTGTGCTACCACCTATTGATGTATTAATAGCACTAAAATAGAATAATTCTACATAATCATTTGCAGCAAGATTTAAAACTATTTGGAAGGGAGATAAGGGACTGTCAGTAATACAATAATTTCCTCCAGTAAGAAAATCCGGAGCTCCACTATTATTTACTTTTACACCAAATGCATATCTTTCTCCATTTGTATTTCCCACAGACCATCCACCAGCATAAAACATATATCTTCCAGCAACTGGTGCAACAAATCTTCCACTTGTTGAAGTTGAATAAACTGAACCAATATCATAAGATTCTGTTAAAATACCATTACTAATTAATTGCCAGGTAGCAGAAACGGAAAGAGTTGAATTTCGATAAGCAAGAAATGCTGGTTGATAAGGTCTAATTAGAACTCCATTAGAGTTCAGAGTCATTTGAGATCTAACATTAGCATTATCTGGTTTTGTATAAAAATTAAAATAACCACCAGTGTCAGCAGCATTTGCGACATTGGTGTTTGTATTACATTCAATATATGCTTTAATACCAGGACTTGCAGTTACACTAGTTCCAGATACTTTATTTCCAAATACAAGAGTTCCAACTCTTGATGCACTTGGATTTGCATTTGGACTTACTAATGCTAAACATCCATCAGAAGGATTTCCTCCACCAGCATTTCCAGAAAAAGTATAGACTAATTGATTAGTATCTTTACCCCAAGATAAATCTGAAATAGTAATTCCAGACCCAAAAGTTGCTTCACCTCTTACGTCAAGAGGTTTGACTGGACTTATTGTATTAATACCGACTCTATTATTACTATCAACCCTTAAAACTTCTGTGCCACCTTCACCAATTGCTACAGTATCAGGTGATGGAAAGAATATACCAGTGTTACTATCCCCCGTTGGACTTATTGAGGGAGCACTAGTAGATCCTGCAGAAACTACAAGACTTGTAAAAGTAGAAACCCCAGAAGAACTTAAAGTATTATTACCAATCTTAATTGTTCCTGACTGAACATCTAAAGCACTCGTTGGCACAGAGGTTCCAATACCGACTCTACCACTAGAATCCTGATAGACTCCACCAGTTCCAGATTGATGTAACCAACGATTAACCCTTATGTCAGACATTTATATAGTTTTTAGATATTTATGAAGGCAATTGTGCTGCTGCTTCTTCATTTCTTTGTGCTGCTGTCTTAACTAAACCTTCTTCATAAGCAGCAAGAACCATATCTGGTTTGTTGGTTGCTGTAATTGGTTGATTATTTTCTAATTTATTCTTGACATACAAGTCACAGATTTCGTCAATGGCAATACGGGCACGGTTGGTTGCTGCGTTATCAATCCATTCTTGAGGATCTGCTGCAGCATATTGAAGTGCCAAGTCTTCTGCTTCGGTTAAAGTGATAGTGTAGTCCATATTGAGTCTTTTTGAATATTTATTATCCTAATAAGTAACCACCGAATTGCAACCAAATATTAGAATCCGAATATAAAGTTCCACTTGCGTATAAACCAAAAGTATCATTCGCATTTAAATAAACAATATTAGTTGCGGCACCAGAAGAAGAATAATCTGTGGTTTGGTTAGTTGGTCTTGCACCAAAACTTGAAGGTGTTGTTGCACCATTTACAGATCCCCATACGTCTCTAAAAGTATTTGAGACTCCTGATCCAATTGATAAAAAGAAGAAAATATAATATCCTGCAACAGGTGCGGTAAATAAACCATTACTATTATTGTAATTGTTTCCAACATCATATATTTCAGTGTTAAAAACAATTACACCCGCACCAGAAGTAGATGCAGATCGATACGCTTTAAAAACTGGTTGTGAAGGCGTTGTTATCCTACCACTAGAATCTATACTTAACCTTTGAGTGCTACTTGTTACAAGATTTATTGTTTGTGGTGAAATTATTGTGGTTACATTTCCAGAATTACTTCCATAAATTCCACCAGCGTAACTGCCATTACCTGCCCAAAAATATCCACTAGTTGTATCTGTAAAATAATTACCACCTTGTAAATATTGGTTTCCAATTAAATGTAACTTTGCACCTGGACTTGCAGTTCCTATACCAAGATTACCCGCAACATAAGAATTTCCAGTAAATGTAGAAACACCAGTGATATTTAAATTACCACCAATCGTTGTAGAACCACTCACATCTAATGAAGGAATTGTTCCCAATGGAGAGTTAATATCAATCTCACTTGTTGTGTTTGCTTGAATGTAATTAACTTTAAGAGTGCTCATTGGGAATTTTTTAGGTATTTATTTGAGATTCAAGAACTTCAATTTTTGATTTAAGAGTTTCAATAATTGCATTCTGTTCCTTTACTGCATTCACCAATGTTGAAAGAATATAACCATCACTTAAAGCATAAGCACGACACCAACCAATTTCATTTGGAGTATCTTCATCTGGATAATAATTAACTGCTTCTGGAATAACTTCTTTGACTTCCTGTGCAATAAATCCAAGAATGTCACCTTGATTTTCCTCTATTTCACCAGAAGAATTAATCCTATTGAATTTTCTTGGTTGTAGTTGAAGAATTTCATTAAGTCCATAAGGATTATTTACGATATTAGTTTTATGTCTTGAATCTGATGAAAAATAAGTAGAACCATCAATTCTTAAATTGGTTCCAAAATCTGCTCCTGTTGTTCCAGGATAACTAGCATAAGACTGAGCAAATCCATGAATTCTAAACTCAGTCCGATTAGCAGTGTTCCCATAACCATCAGCATTAAACACTACAATACCAGGAAATCCATCCCAAGAATTATCAAGAGCAACTCCTGCTCTCGCAAATGCAATTCCATTTCTAGAACTACCACTACCATCGCCAGCAATTTTCATTGCTTCAGAGTCTGCTCCGTCATATACTCGGAATTTTAATTGACCAGTGTTAGCACCACTGGTATTCTCCATAATAATTTGCCCATTTCCAACATCAGACCAGTTAGCATCACTAGTATCCACACCGAACATAATTCCACATTTTGTTCCTGATGTAGAACTTCTATTTTGTATAGAAAGAAGTGCTCCGTTTCCGCCAGCAACTGTTTTAACAATTTGTAACTCTGCAGTTGGATTTTGAATACCAATTCCAATTCGATTGTTAGCAAAAAAATATGGAGTAGAATCTGTAAGTCCTGTTGCATAAACGCCAAAAGCATTTGCCCAAGAACCAGTGCTTACATGTTTATAGAAATTAAGACCAAAACCACCACAGGCAATAGCATATTTTGCACCAGCAACGTCGCCAATTTGTGCTGCAGTTGCTCTTGTCGCTTCTGAATCAGATGGTCCTAAATCAATCCAGTTATAAGGTCCAAGACTATCTCTAGATATATTTAATTCACTGACGATATAATCTCTTGCTCTGACTTGACCAAATACATCTAAAGTAAATGATGGATTTGATGTATTTACACCAACCAATCCTCCAACAGTTGTTGTAATAACAGTTCCACCAGTTCCTACTTGCAACTGACTAAAAGTAGAAACTCCACTTGAGGTTACACTACCAGAAAAAGTTACATTACTCCCACTAACAGTAAAAGTATTTCCAGTCGTATTAATTCCTACGGTAGTAATGCCAGCAGTCACTCCATCAACCTGCATTAAAACTCTACCTTGAGAGTTTGTAATCTTTACCTTCTCATCAATGGTAGGACTTGAAGCATCTGCTTTTGCTTCTATGTTACTAACACGGAGAGTGCTCATTCCTTATATCACTTTTTTTAGTATTTAGACTATAACGAGTGTAGAACCGGGAGCAACATCAATGGTTACTCCTAATCCAACACTAACTGGTCCAATTAATAAACCGTTCTTACCAGTTCCGATTGAAACATTTACATTTATATTTTGATCGGTCAATAATGCTCCATCCGAAACAAAAATATTTCCAGATTCAACTTGAAGTTTTTCTGAAGGATTTGTGGTTCCTATTCCAACATTTGATAGACGATAAATGTCTAAACCATTAGTTGCTGCTGTCCAACGTGACGCAACAAATGGTTGATTGTCTTGGAATAAATCTCCATTGAAATTGATATTCCCATTGACATCCATACTACCAGCAATGGAAACATTGTTCTGGAAAGTAGCAAATCCTACAACAGTAGAAACTCCAGAAGTAACAACTAAACCACCATCGGTAATTCTTACGCCACTTCTAGCGGTTATAACACCGACAGAATCAATGTTGGTGACATCTTCATAAGTCAGAGTTCCTCCAATAGAAACATTCCCTGTGAAGGTTCCTGTAGTTGCTACAAGAGTTGTTGCAGTTATGATACCACTACTAATTGTTACACCATTAATTTGATTTGTTTGACCATTCAATGTAAGACTTGAAGTTCCAACTGTTAAAATACCAGCAATTCTTGCATCACCATTGACATCAAATGTATATCCTGGAGTTGTGGAATTAATACCTACTCGATTATTTGTATCATCAAGATAAAGAAGTCCATCATCATAATTAAATGGTTTTGTAAGTTTTGATCCTGATACTGTTCCTTCGCCAGGAACTCCGACACCTAATGCAACACCTAGTGCAATACAGAAGAAATCATCTGATACCTGTGGAGCAACAGCAAAGGTGATCTGACTTTGATTAATTTGATATGCTGATTCTGGTTCTTGTATAACACCACCAAGAGAAACCAGAATTGAAAAAGCAGATCCTGGATAGAATGCTTGACCACCTGATGTAAGATTGAAGGTCTTTTGAGTTCCGTTGAATTGTGAACTCAAGTCATCAAGTTTTAAGTAATTTCCTGCGGTAAGAGCACGCCCAAGATATGACATTATTGTTTTTTAGGTATTTATGGTTTTATTAGTTAATAATCCGCACTAAAACTTATATCTGCACCATCATGAGCACTTACAGTTACTTTTATATGACTTATAGTATAATTTGAACCTGGTCCAGTATATGTTAAACTAAATCCTGTTGAACCTGATGAACTAGATCCTGACCAAGCAATTGTGCCGACTCCAAAACCACCAAAAGAATTTACAGCAGATAAAGCAGATAAACTTCTTGTTCCATTATAGTGTGCTAGTGCAGCACCTCTGGCATAAGTTCCAAGTGCACTAATAGCGTGAGATGCCCAAACTTCTACCGTAATAAGTGCTGTTGAATATATACTACTCCATCCATTAACAGTTAATAATGTTCTTGCAGGATTTCCATTATCGGAATGTATTTGCATAATGGTATATACTTCATAGAATCTATTACCATTTCTTAATATAGTTTGTCCTCCTTCTTGGTAAAATGAACCCCTCACGTCAAGTTTTTTTGTTGGTGTTGCAGTTCCAAGTCCAAAATTACCAGCAGCGGTGAGAGTCATTGCTGGGGCAGTTGTAGAATACGCTTTTGCTAAAAATCCTAAATCACCAACTGCTGCATTGGTGGAAGACGCCAATAAATGTTGAATCGAAAATTTACTGTCATAATCAGTGTCTCCAGTCAAATAAGCATCGATGCTTATTTGACTTCTTCCTGACGCTAATGACCAACCATCATTAGCACTTGGATTGTTCGCACCATTAAATGTTTTTCCTTTGATTACTAATCCTATACGACCATAAGAATTAGTATTATTCTGTAATGTAAGATAATTTGAAGCATCAAAAACGCTGTTGGTATAAAATGTAATATTTCCAGTGTTTTCAATATTCAATCTTCCTGTTCCAGCGGTGCGAATAGAAAGAGAATGATTTGTTGTTGATCCTAAAACAACAGTATTTGTCCCCGTATCAATCCCGTAAGTTGCAGTTACAGTTCCTGTGCCAATATTTAATTCTGGGTAGGAGGTTTTAAATAAATGTATTGGATATTGTGGATTTGCAGTTCCAACTCCAAGATTACCTGCAATGTAAGAATTTCCAGATCCATCTACAGTAAATCTATTTGTTCCATTCTCATGTGCTCTGATTAAATTAGCACTTAAAGATTGATTACTACTTAATGTTAGAACATCTCTATTATATCTACCTTGTCTAATTTCTACTACAGGTTTATCAGAACTGTTTCCTGAAGATAATAATATTGCGGGAGAAACCGTTGATGAAGGTGCAGTTCCATCCGAATAAAAACTAGATATTCCAGTAACTGTAAGACCACCACTATTAACTACAACACCACTTCTAGCTGTTATAATGCCGACAGAATCAACGTTGGTTACGTCTTCATAAGTAACTGTCCCAGCAACACTTACATTACCACTGAAGGTTGCATTAGAGGCATTTATAGTTGCTACAGTAATACTTGGTGTTCCAGAAAGACCCGTTGCGTTTCCAGTTAAACTACCAACAAATGTAGTAGCAGTGACAACACCAGAAGCATTGATACTGTTTAAAGTGATTCCGCCAGAATGAATATTAGAACTTCCGATTTGAAATCCACC